AGTATTGAAGCAGTGCTGCTGGGGACCAAGGACTATTTTGCCTCTGCAGTGGATGACGATGCCGCACTTGGCAACTTGACCTTCACTCACGGCACTGTTGCTGGCAACAAGGTTCAGTTCACTTCTAGCAAGGTGGACATTGGCGATGTCTCGTATGGCGATGCTGATGGCATTGCGATGCTAGAAATCCCTTATACCTGCGTGCCTGATTCTGCCGCTAATGCTGAGTTTGATCTGGTTTACACCTAAGGGTTGGCCAGGTCGAACAAGGGGGATGCGGGAGCCTTTGCGGGCTCCCTTTTTTTGTGTATGCTGAGCCAGCTTATGCATTTATCTAATGGCTTTTGTTCGTAAAAAGGTAAAAACTTTTAAGTGGCCAGTCAAAGTTCAAGAGCCAAGCGACACCAAGCCAGGTGAATTTGAGACCTCAGAGTTTATTGCAGTCTTTAAAAGAGAAAAGATGTCAAAACTTCAGGAAAGCGATGAAACGGACAGTATTGGGCTGCTTAGGAAGGTGCTCGTTGGGTGGGAAGGCATTGTTGACGAGGATGGGGAAGAAGTCCCATTTAGCGATGAAGTGCTTCAGGAGCAGGCAGACGACGCTGACTGGATCAAGGCTGTTTTAAATACATATACGGCGACTTACGCAGAGGCAGAAGCGGGAAACTAAAAGACGCTGCGGTCTACTGGGCATCTGGCGGCAAAGTCATTGACGATAAAAGTCAAGACGACGCTGCCGCTTTTGGTATCTCAATGCCTGCTCCCAAGAAAAAAGAGTCTGATGACTTTGAAGTTTGGGACGAAAACTGGGACATCGTGATGATGTTCCTGCGGATGCAGACCCAGTGGACTGTCAGCATGGCTGGCTACGTTGGCATGAGATATGACGTGCTGCTGGTTTCCGGCGGCCTTTTTGACCTATATGATGTGGAGAACCGTCGTGAAGTGCTCGAAGGTCTCCGCATTATGGAATCTGCAGCACTGACCGAATTCAGCAAGAAGGCAGATGGCTAAAAGCGTTGCTGATTTTCTCGTAGATCTGAAGGTCGACGGGATCAAGGACGTTAATGCTTTAAAGGGGTCCTTGCGGGCTCTTATGGGCGCAAGCAAGATTACTGGTAAAAGTCTTTTAGATATTTCATCTGCAGTAAAGCAGTTCAAAACAAACAGTAAAGACAGCGTTCAAGTTATAAGAGGTCAAGTTCAAGCATTGAAAGGGCTTCAGCAGCAAGCTGGGCTTAACAGTGCTGCTTTTAAGAAGCTTGGGCAAGATGTAGCTCTGTATGAATCAAAACTTCGTTCGGCTGAAGCTGCTGTAGTCCAGTCAAGAACTAGTTTTGCTGGCGCTAGGACTAGTTTTGTCAAGCGCACTCCTGGTGCGCTTCTTGAGAGAATTGGTCAGGTTCGCTCTGCGGCCACGGCAAAGCCGTTTGACGAAAGAGGCAATGTAAATCAGGAGTTTATAGCCCAGCAGCAAGAGTTGAACGTGTTGACTAAGGTCGAGACGCGACTGCAAGAGAGATTAGCGTTAAAGATAAGAGAGGGGAACAAAGCTAAAGTCGACAACAATGTAGAGAATAAAACAGCAGCGCAGCTGCAAGCAATATTCGGGAAAGAGTTGAACAATAGCGTGAACACTACTGCTCAAATGTCTTTGCGCTTGAGTGAGTTAAAGGAAGACTTTCAGGATTTAGCGATTGGCTCAAGATCTTACGTTAATACCCTCCGCGAGATAAATACGTTAGAAAAGCAAGTCGCTGATCCTTTCGGGACAAACCAAAGGAAGGAAGATATTCGCAGTCGACTTGGCACTCAAGAAAAGTTTGGGATGTTCGCGGGCAGGGACCCCGTGCAAAGTGCGATTGATCGCCGGTCAAGGAGAAGATCTCGTCGGTATGGCGGATTTACTGGAGGCGGCCTCGCCAATCAACCAGTAGAGGCGTCTGGGCTTTTTAAACAGATAGCAAGCATTAGTGGAGCTGGTCCGGCCGCTGAGCTGCAGATGATGGGGAAAAGCTACGATCAAGTGGCTGAGTCAATTCGCGCTGCAGCGGCTGCGTCAAATGGCAGCATTAATAGTCTCCAGGCGCAAAGGACAGCTCTTACTCAATTACGGGCTGGGCTTGATCCAACAAGTCAAGACTTTAGAGAGCTTGGCAGAGAGATTGAAGCAGTAGATAAAAGGCTTGGCAAGCTAAGCAAAAAGCGTAAATTTAGCTTCAAAGGTGCAGCTCAAACCGCAGGAGCGGTGGCATCAGCTGGTATCTTTGGTGGCCCTGCGGGCCTTGGAGGCGCATTGCTTGGCGCTCCATTTGGTCCTGGCGGCGCAGTCGTTGGAGGCAGCATTGGGGCAACTGTTGGGATAACTGCGGACAAGATCACATCTTTCACTGATTACGCAGCGTCTATTAGTCTTGCCGAAAAAGCACTAAAAAGAATTATTGCTACTGGGGAAGATCAAGCAAAAAATGCAAAAAATCTTGCAATAGCCAATCAAACTATTGAGTTTGCTGTTCAACAATTAAATGTGGAGCGAGAAGACGCCACGATTGGGATGACAAAGCTTGGAGCTGCTGTATTAGGCGCTGGTGGGAACATGGAGGCAGCCGCACTTGCCTTCCTTGGTACTACAACAGCGATTAAAGCCACCAAAGGTTCTGCGGAAGATGTGCGCGGTGGATTAACAGCGCTCGTGCAAATGTTCAGTAAAGGGAAAATTTCTGCAGAAGAACTTTCTGGGCAGCTCGGCGAGCGTTTTCCTGCAGCAGTCACAGCATTTGCTGAGGCCAATGATATTTCTACCATGGCCCTGCAAAAGCAGCTAAAAAACGGAGAAGTTGGCCTAGATAAGTTAATTAAATTCTTGCAGTTTGCTGTGAAAAAGTACAGCGAAGGCGCTCTTGAAATGGCAGCCAGCTCAGAAGAGTCAGGCATGCGGCAAAAGGTTGCGTTTAAAGAAGCTCAAAATGAGTTGGGCAAGCAACTAGTGCAAGTCGGCTCAGACTTGCAGGAGGGAATAACTCAGGCATTGATTGATTTGACACCTACAATTATCAATATTGCCACAGTAACCGCAGATGCTATCAAGGCCATTCTTGACCGCATTGCTTTTGTCGTCAAGAACATTAAACCGTTGGCGCGATTAATAATTGCCTTGGCTGGCCCTGCCGTAATTGGCGCCTTAATAAAAGCCATCAAGTTGGCGACTCTTGCCATTGGGAAAAAAGGCTTTGTCGGGGGATTAATGTTAACTCAAAAGGTTATATTTGCTAGTAGTATCCCAGCCATTGCCAAATTGAAAATGGCACTAAAAGGCTTGCTCCTTTTGATGGCTAAAAATCCAATCCTCTTGGGTTTAATGGGGCTCAGCGCATTGGGGGTAGCCCGTTTCAATATGAGTAAAAGATTTGATGATTTGGTCGATAGTATCAACGATGGCACGAGGTCGTTAAAAGAAGGCGGCGAGATGGCTGGGAGATATGAGCAGCGCCTTCAGTCTTTGTTGAAAATAAAAGGAATTATTGATGCGGTTCCTGAGCATTTACAGAAAAATGCTATCTCAGGTCTTCGCGGAGGAATTTATGGCCGCCAAGTCGGCACTCCCGGCAGGTCCGTTGCTTTTGAGTTAGGCAAAATGGAACAAGATTTTAGCGACTTGAAGCCTTTGCAGAATATTTTTAACGTAGAAACTCTTAGCAAGGCTATTAAACAAGAGACAGCTAATGTTAAAGAACTTAAGGAAGTTCTAAAAGATGCAAGTGCTATAGGAGATCTAGAATTCCCTGACTTTAGCCTCGCTTTTGCGCCTGGGCTTGGAGACCCTGATGATCCTGATGGATCTGGAAAATCAGATCGCAATCGATTGGCAGCAATTAATAGAGCTGGAGAGTTGCTTGGCATAGAAAAACAAATCCTTGACAATGCACGCGCTGTAGTCCTCGCCCAATCCAAAGCGGACAGAAGCCGCGTACACCAGCTGAACAATCAAAGGATTTCTCTGCAGTTTGCTAAAAGCGCTGCTCAATCTGAACATGAATATCTTGATGCTGTTCGTGCCGCAAACGCTGAAGAGGATGAAGCGGTTAAAACTCAAATGCTTCAAGAGGCCTTGACTACAAAGCAAATTAATAACGCTCTCCTCCGGGTTCAACTTGAGGGTGCTTTGGCGGATGAAAAGCAAAGAAACTTGCTGGCAGAGAAAGCAATTACAGAACAGATTGAACAACAAATGTTTAATCTTAGGGACCAATTAGGCCTGGTCACTCGTGAGGAAAAAATTGAAAACTTTAAGCAAGGTTTGATAAATAAGCTTGGAGATGGTGACGCACGGATTCCAGAAGCAGTTGATCTACAGCGTCAAATTATAGACCCTACAACAGTTGAGAAAATCCAACAGACAGTCAGAAGCCTCAAGCAAGAGCTAGAAGATCTTGCTAATCCAGCGAACATGATAATTAAATCGGCAGATGCTATTGGCACTGCATTCACCGATTCATTCAAAAGTGTTATCAACGGCAGCGCCACTACTCAAGAAGCGCTCTCAAATTTCTTCAAAAATATTGCCAGCTTTTTCTTAGATATGGCCGCGCAGATTATTCAAAAGATGATCACCATGTACATCTTGAACACTTTTGTTGGACTGTTGCCTGGCATGAGTGGCGGTGGTGGTAAAGGCGTTTTAGGTCAAGGCACTTTAGATTCTGTAAGCAGTTATTCAGGGATTACAGGCTCTACTCGTTTTGCCAAAGGCGCAGCGTTCTCCAAAAACAAAATCATCCCTTACGCAAAAGGTGGCATCGTCAACAAACCAACGATGTTTGCTTACGCCGATGGCGGCGCCGGTCGATTCGGCCTTATGGGCGAGTCGGGAGCTGAAGCGATACTTCCTCTAAGCCGTGGCTCTGACGGAAAGCTTGGCGTTCAGTCTTCTAATTCTATGAATGCTGCTATGAGCCGTTATTCAAGAAATGGAGCACCAGTTTCTCGAATGACTGATGCCAACGGGATGCTTATTGATGGTGGCGCTGATGTAGGCAGTGCTGAGCTTGATGTTCGTTACAGCGTGGAGCGTATCAACAGCGTTGATTACGTCACTGCTGCTGAGTTTGAACGCGGCATAGCGCAAGCTGCTAAGCGTGGCGCTGAAATGGGCAAACGTGGTGTCTACAGTGACCTTGTTAACAAGCGCAGTGTTCGTAGCAGGGTTGGCATATGACAATCGAAGCCATCACGACATTTATTCTGTTTGAAGGAGAGAATGCAACAGATGAAGATAGGTATCAAAACAGCAGCACCGCTAACACGATCGTTTTTGATTCAAGCCCTTATGCGTTTTTGCCGTTCATTTACAACGGTGCAACTAAAAGCTTGAGCGGAGACAATATTGAAAGTCTTCTAACTTTTGCTAATAATCAGCTCAGCCTTGCCAAGGCATATGAGGCGGTCGAAAATTTTTGGTCTGTGCGAGTAGACACGGTATTGATGAACCCTTCTACATTTCAACCAGATCGCACACTCTCGACTGAATACTGGATAACTAGCAGTATTAACTACAACGTTGATGGCGTGCAGTTAATGCTTAGCACTGCAATCGATGCTGTCACCTCTAGTGTCCCAAACAAGGTCTTGCGGTCCAAAGATGTTGGTGCGTTGCCTGTAACCTCGCGAATCAGTAACGCTTGATTGAACCGTACCAGCTCATTGGAATGCCCTTCAGGCTTGGAGCGGTGCCTGAAAAACATGGTGCTGCTGATTGCTTGAGCTTGGCTACAGCTGTTCAGTCTTGGCACGGGATTGACATGCCTGCTCCACAGCGGTCGTGGTACAGGCGTTTGCGGCGTAAAGATTATTCGGTGTTTCCAGAACAGCTGGAACGTTGGGGCAAAAAGTCAGGTGACGCTAGAGTAGGCACACTCGGCTTAATCCATTGCCTTGACGGCAGTTATGGGTTAGCTTCTTTCTACGAAGGCGGATGGCTGCAATTCAGAGACCGTCAAGTGACATGGATCCCTTGCAGCGTTCTTATTCCCGCCGCTCTTTACTGCCGGTAGAGCAGCAAATCATTGATGCGTTAGGTTTAACGATTGAAGAGTATTGGGAGTTTTGTCGCCTTGCCGATTGCAAGGCTAAGGAACGTGGCGAAGCATATCGATTAGTCCCTGACATTAGTTGTCTGGAGCTAAAAGCAGCAGAAGTTCTTTTTCAGATTGCGGTTAGCCTGCTTTTTACAGCAGCTTCAATACTGTTAGCGCCAAAGCCACCTCCTTTTACGCAAGAAGACTCTCTTAGTCCTATTAGGACAGCAGATGCCCGAGGTCAAACTAAGTTTGCAGAGCTGTTCGGCTTTGACAGCGCACAAGACTTAGCAACGCTGGGCAGCATTATTCCGCTCGTCTTCGCTAGACGTGAAAAGCTTCCAGGGAGTAGTGAAACTGTAGGCGGCATCCGCGTAAAGGGTTTGCTGCTTTGGTCCCAGCTGTTAAGCCTTGGTTCGCACCAAGAGTTAAAAATGCTGACTACTTTGGGTTTATCAAGTCTTGCTGCTATTCCCGATCCGCAGGGTTTGGCTATTGGCGATCAGTTGCTGCGTAATTACCAAGAAGCACGATATAGAGCATATTTTAAAAACAATCCTTCTAGAGGAGGGCGAGTTAATACGATTAATACGATTGCGGGAGACCTGCCTGCTGAGAGTGAAGGCGATGTGTTTGAAGCGTTTGACCCGCTGAAAAATAATCTTCAGCCTTTACTGAGCGGGACTAGAACACCAAACTCACAGCGTTCATTCGGGTGTCACTCTCCAATCTCAAACGGAGCACCGTACTTTCTCCCTTATGACATTGTTCAAATATTTGACAACGACGTGTCGCTTAGGACCAAGAGAGACAAAATTAACGGGCTGTTTTTCAACGAAGGAGCGCCAAACGTAAGGCCATATCCAGGTCGCCAAGCTATGGAGCGGTTGAATAACTCTATTGTCAGTGGAACGAATCAAATCAATGTTGGCGACACATTAATTTTCAGAAACTCTGCTGCGCGTGAAAACCCTGAGGAGTTTGCCCCTCACGGACTTGACGATGTAAATACTGCAATTGACAGCAGGATGTCTGACACGGATGTATTGGTCAATGTTGGAGATTTGTTTGCATTTGGTAGTTCAATAATTCAATGCATAAAGCGCCCAGAAGTGCCGTTTGAAAGCCCTCAGGTCGAGGATAGACAGTTTGAATTTGTTTGCAAAGAGCAGGGCTTTGGTTATTTTCAAAGTGCTGATGCAGATGCGTTAGCCGTATCTAATGCGCCGTTTGGTCAACACTTGCAGCGCGTGGATATAGCTACTATCACGAACAACCGCAAATGCGATCAGACAGAGATTGGCATCAAAAGCACTGTGTTCAAGCGTATTGATAATTTTGCAAATGTCAATTCAGAGCCGCCTGCTGAAATTTTGGAGCAATACGAAGAAGACAAGCAAGCTTTTTCGCTTGGAAAAGTTTCGACTTTTCAGACTCGATATAGCTTTTTTAGGATTGAGTTTAGAGAAGTTGGGCTTAGCAACGACACAAGTTTTAGAGATTTATCCGCTGGACAAATTTTTGCAGTACGTGGCAGCACCCCGCAGCCTCAGTACAACACAATACGGATTACTCACGATCCCGGCCAATATGAGTTCAGGATAGTGCCAATACCTGGCAGCACTGCTGATGGTCTTTACGTAGACACGAGCGCACAATCAAACAACGTCCAGCTTTTGTCTGGCACGGGCAACTCTGCGATTCATGCAGGGGGAAATATTTATGTGAGCTATACAGGCAGACCAACCAAAATTACAGACTTGACGGCATCTAATGATGAATTTTTCTTCAAGCGCGTAGAGGCTGGGACGTCTGTGGTAGGAGCAGTAAATAATTTGGATTTATACACTGTAGGTGACCTGCCTGACAATTCCCGGTGGGAGCTGGAGGAAGGACCTTTTGTGGTTCAAAACAATGAAACCGCAGAGCTAACTACTGGTGTTTATGTCAACGTAGACAACCCCAACGAGCCAGGAGCTGTTTTTGCTAGGTGGGAGGGCGAACCTGTTGAGATTGGAGCTATTTATCGATACGATTTAAATGATTTTGTAAAAGAAGTTCCAGCTGTTAAAGGAGACTGGCAGACGGAAGAACAAGGCAGAAGAGTTTTAGACAGTGGCCCAAATGGCAATGATTCTTATGTTCAGCTTGACAGTGGGGGCGCTTTTAAATTTGCGTTTTTTGACGGCGAAAATGTTTCAGATCAAACTCAGCGGCCTAGCCCAGCGGAAAGAAACGATGATGCGCGGTATAGAATTGTCCCTGATTCTGACCCTATAGTCGGAAGCGTAACTAGTTTTGACCTTATACCAGGGATTACATTTCAAGATGATAAATTTGACCCGGATAGATATAACCCGTACAAAGACGAAAATAACCAAAATGGCCTCTCTCTCTATTACGGAGTTTGGGAAACCGTAACTGGCGACAACGCTTTTTTCGATGGACTGCTTGTTAGTGATCAATACAGAACCACGAGAGATCCTAGTGTTGCAGGTATTCAATACATTCGAGGAGATTTTGTGCGGACAGACGGAGAAACAAAAGTATATGGAATTATAAAAATCAACAACATAATTATTGCCGATAATAACTATTACTACCCAATCGAGAAAGGCGAGTATAAAACCGAAAGAGCGGCTTTAAATCTCTATAAAATTGCCAAATACAAATTCAGCCTAGGCGAGGGGGATTTTGTTAGTGGAGGCGGTCCTACTGACTACAGCCACCAAAGTTACACCGGCAATGGCTCTGGCTTCAAAGTTAACGCTTCAAGCTTTGCGGTTGGACAGTGGCAGTGGGTCATTGTCAGCTCTGGCTCTGGTTACGCTGTTGGAGATACTGTGCGGTTTCAGTTTGCCGATGGCACGGAAGTTGATGTAACCGTAACTGAGATTGACTCTGTATTTGTGCAAGGCAAGAAGCGTACCTTGCTGAACCTCAAAGATGCTATTGCTGATTATCCAAAATTTGATCTTGAAAAAACCAGCCACCAAGATGGCCCAGAGCATGAGATAGTTTTTTGCAATGAACTTGTCCGAAACGTGGACGAAAATGAAAACGAAATAGCCGCTCGGTACAACGACTTATCGCTGCTTGGTTTGCGGGTGTTAGCGGGCAAGGATTGGACTGCCATGGGTCAGCTAAGCGCCTACATCAAAGAAGGCTTGGAGGTGGAACGTTTAATAGATGACGACAACGCCAAAGTAGTTACGCCTGGAAGCCTTCTTGCTTCAACAAATAATTTTGCTGAGATTGCTTTTAACTTGCTTGTCAGCGATCGCTTAGGCGCGGGTAAGCGTATCCCCAGAGATACAATTGACCGCGATGCAATGATAATTGCAGCCCAGTTCTGCAGAGCAAACGGTTTTAGGTTTGATGGTGTGGTTGGCGATCGCGTTAACTTGCGTGAATTTATTCACACTAACGCTGCATTTAATCTGCTTGATTTCACCATTGTTGGTGGCAAGTTTTCTCTAATGCCTTCTGTCCCATACAATCCCGAGACATTCGTTATTGAGCCAGCGCAGGACATTACTAAAAGCGTCAAAGCTCTATTTACTGACGGCAACATGAAAGATATGCAGGTTAGTTTTTTGCCAACACAAGAGCGCCAGTTGTTCAAAGCGACAGTTGCTTACCGACAAGAAGAGGAAAACGGATTCTCTTCGCAGCGAGTAACGCAAATGCGCTTCAAAGATGCTGATGGCGGTTCTGAAGCAGATCCAGAAGAGTTTGTTGATCTGACAAGCTTTTGCACTAGCCCTAAACATGCTAAACGTATCGCAGAGCACAAGTTGTTGTTACGTAAGCACAGTGAGCACAACATTCAATTTAAAACCACGCCTAGCTCTGCTCTTGGTTTGACGGCTGGTGATTACATCAAGGTAATTTCAAACTCATCGCATACCAGTCGCTTCAACAACGGCAGCGTTGACCAGTTTGGTGGTGTTACTTCAACTACCGCACTTCCTGATGGCACGCATCCGGTCTTTTTCTGGCGTCCGGGGCAAGAACAAGTTATTGAGGGACAGTTGCTAATCGAAGACGGCAAAACAGGCGATGAAACCTTTTTCAAGTCGATCTTCACCATTCAGATGGAAAACGAGCAAAAACGTATTTACCGAGTGACGAGCCTGACCATCGACGACGAGGGCTTTGTGGACATTGGCGGAGCTTATCAAAAGCTGGTCAACCTTACTGGCGACAAGAAAGACGAAAACGGCAACGTAGTGGTTGATGGAAATGGCGATCCAGTGCGAGAGGTTATTGGCTCAGCGTTGGCTATCCTGAACCCTGACAACGCGCTGTTTGACGTTACGGACTGATGACAGCAGTAAATTTCCCAGCATTGGTTCCTACAGGTCGTTCATACACGCCTGGGGTGTTTCCTGAGCAGCAGTTCCAGTCTCAAAATGGTTCGGTGATTCGGGTCCGGTACGGCAACCAGCGGTATAGCAGCAGCCTGTCCTTGACGTTTGCAAATATTACTGATGCAAGCGCTGCATCGATCCTGGAGAACTACGTCGCTGTCATGGGCGATGATAAGTACGTCGTATTCACCGACAGCAACGTTGCCGCAGGTGTGTCAACTGTCCTGGTGCCTTGGATTCAAGAGACGAACAGCCTGCTGAGGTGGAAATATGCATCTCCTCCGTCAGTTGAAAGCATTAAGCCAGAACTGAGTACAGTGACGTGTGAGTTCATTGGCGAGCTTGAGGGTGCCTGACCATGGCTAGGTATTACGCGGGTCAAGACGGCAGCGTTGAGCTTGGAGGTCAGCCTGTTGCCAAGGTTGCTCAGTGGTCGCTGACGGCAACCACTGATGCGCTTGAGGTCACAACGCTTAGCGAGCGCGCACGAACATTTACGGCCGGCGTACGTGGCGCAACTGGAGCTCTAACTGTTCTGTACTACCAAGACGCACCAGTCAAGCTGCTAAATCAGTTAAATCAGGACACAGACGCAGATGCAGGAATCGGGGCAACGGCACGGTTGAAGCTGAAGTTTGACACGAAATTTTTTGAGTTTGACGCAGTGTTAACCAGTGCTGAGCTTTCATGCGTTGTTGGCGAGGTCATGCGTGTCAATGTGAATTTCACTATGAGCGGTGATTTTATCAAAGAGAATCAGGCAGTAACATACTAAGAACCTATGACAGTTTTTTTAGGCAATAACGGAAGAATCAGACTTCGCAGAGCAACTACAGGTCGCACTTTTACTAGTGTTGTTGACCCTGGCGATGTCAACGCCAGCAAAAAGCGGTTTAGTTTTGACTTTCCGCAAGAAATGCTGCTGACGGGCGATCTACTGCGGATTAAAAGCACTAACGGCCAAAATCTAGACTTTATCGCTGCATCTGGCTGGGACGGAGGAAGCCAGCTGCCCGACGGCGCTTGGTATATCTATGTTGACGAGCTTGGCGGCATTTGTCTTTATGACACTTTCTCGAACGCATTAAACGGACGAGATATTGGCAAAATCTCGCTTTCAAATATTTCAACATCAATTAGCATTGAGGTTGTTAGCGTACAGTCTGAATATAACATTTTAGGGTTAGTAACATCTTTTGAGCTGAATAACGACAGAGAAGTCGTAGACGTAACTGTTCTGAGTGACGAGTTCAGGAAGAATGAAAGCGGTTTAATTAGTGGCAGCGGAAGTATCAGCTGTGAGTTTCACTATGATCCAGACGCCGCAGGAGAGACCGTGGAAACTGACGTTCCTAGTTATCTCCATGAGCTAATTTTACGTCAAAAACTTGGAGCAGAATTTGACGCTGAGCTTTACATAGTTGAAAAAGGACAAAATGCCGAGTCGACGAATGACTTCTTTTACTTTGAATTCAAAGGCATTGTGACGAATGCTGCAATTAGCCTGGGTTCTGGAGAACTGACTGTGTCTAATTTTAACTTCGTCACGACTGGTCCAATTTCACCAAGGCTTGGAATTGGTGTAATCACCAACTTTATCCTTAAAGAGGATGCCGACAAGATCCTGCTGGAGCAGCCTGGCAGCGGTAAGCTAGAGCTTGAGTACGACTAGACCCATAGGGGGCTTAGGCAATGGCTGATCAGAAGATCACAGCCCTGAATGAATTAGCTGAAGCAGACGTAGCTTCATTCGATGTTCTGCCCATTGCTGATGTAAGTGCAAGCGAGACCAAGAAGGTCAGCGTTAAAAGCCTGGTCGAGCAGGGCGTTGATTTAATTGATGACGCCAGCATTCCAGCGGCAAAATTATCAGCGATCAGCCCTAGCTCTTTGGGCAGCAGCTCCGGGGCGAAAGAATTTGTTGCTGGACCCACCGGCGCAGGCGGCGCTTATACCTCAAGAGTCATTGCTGCTACTGACCTGCCTGCAGCGACGGCTTCTGCTTTAGGGGGTGCAGCGGCTGGCGTCGGCCTTACGTCTACGTCTGGAACTTTTTCCGT